CTTGCCAATGACCGCCTTGATGTAATCATCGGCTGAAATCGTGATCGTGCGGAAAGAATCCGCTTGAAAATCTTCCGGGTCACGCATACGGATGCGAATCGTATCCTCCGTCACATCCACCGGCTTGGCTCCCTTGATCGCCACCGTATGCGTATCAATCCCGGCCCCTTCCGTGACTGGTGATACCCCAATGACCTCCAGCCGCTTCAGCAGTCGCACCGGCGCTCCATCGAACATGCCCGGCTCAGCATCCAGGATGCGAAACGTGTACGACCACTCCTGCATATCGCCGAGATCCTTGACCACCGTGTAATGCTCGCGGCCGGCCGCCGTGTCCAGGAAGAAGCGCCCGCTCACAATCGCCTGATCCTTCTCCTCCGTAATGACACCCTTACCCACTGGAGGCTGCTGGTAATTGTGATTCCAGGGCTCCACCAGCACCCGCTGCGACCCGAACGCCCCTGGTAGCGTCACATCCTCATCGTGATCCACCACATTCAGCGTCGCAAACACCGCCGCAAACTCACCCTTCTCCCCATCGCCGTCGTCCGCCTTGATATGGACCGGCGCTCGATACACTTTCGTCTTCATCTCCATCTCTCTTACCTCCCATCCTTCCGATCTGCGTTCGTCCGCGTTCATCTGCGTTCCTCTTCGGCTTATCTCCCGAACTCCACCGAACACTGACAATTCGCATTATTCTCCGCCCCGCCCGCCGGGTCTCCCGGCCAGCGCATCCCGTTACTGAACCGCTCGCGGATCCCGACCTTCTCCCCATTCATCGCCAGATGCGCATCCCGCGGATCGCTGCTATTCACCCGCCACCGCTTCCATTGCACCCCACCCGCCTGCGCCGCCTCAGTCCCCCCGAAACTCGCCGCCGTCGTCACTGCCGAGTTCGCCTGGCGCAGCGCCCACACCGTCACGGCCATCAGGAACAAATCCTTGACCGCCTCCCGCACCTCTGGGGCCCTCAACGCCTGCTCCAATTGATCGCGCGTCTGCCCATTGATGTAAGTCGCCTGAATCCGACTATGCTCCTGCAGCCACGGCAGCATCCTCTCGTCCGAGACCTCCACCCCCAATACCGCCGCGAACTCCCCGGCCCACGCCCCCGCCGTCAGCGCATTCAGCCGCAGCAGGTCCTCCCCCAGTTCCCGATCCCAGCGCTCATCATCCCACCACACCCCGCCGATGTCCCCCTTGCCTGGCTCACCCGGGATCCGGCTCATAATCGCCGCCTCCTGCCTCCGATAATGGCGGCTCAGCACCTCGATCCACTTCTTCTCGTGTTGCGCGCGCACCTCGGGCCTGTGCGTGTCCAGCGCCCCCGCCGCCTTCGCCTCTCCCGCCATCAGCGCCTTCGGAGGTGGAGCGCTATCACGCGGCGAGGCCTGGCCCCCCACCAGCACATTCAGCGGCGTCACCAGCCTCTCCGCATCTCCCCCCATCGCCGGCAGATTCAGCCGTGCCCGCGCCTCATCCGCCGTCATCCACGGCCGCCCGACCGCGGCCTGCAGCGCCGTCACCTGATCCTCAAACGCCCCCGCCATCTTCTCCGCGATATTGAACTCGCAGTACACGCCCTCGACGTCGTCAAATTCCGGCATCAGTTGCAGCTCAATGTCCTGCTCGATCATCGCCAGCCACGGACCGAGGCTATCCTGGTATAAGTTCTTGTGCTGCTCCTTGATATTGCTGAACGTTGCGTTGTCGAGGATCCCGACCATCGGGAGAGGTATGTGATATGCCCGCGCGCATTCCTCCCGCGTCAATTTCCGCCCGGCCAGGTACTCGCTCTCCTGTGGATTGAACGCCCCCGCCCGCCACGTCATCCCCTCCTCCAGGATCGCCGTCTTACCGCTGTTATCCCCGCCGGCATACAGCGCCTCGAACTCCTGCTTAAACCGCGCCCGCGCCTGCTCGCTCCACTCCGGTGCAGCGGCTGGCCGCTCGATCACCCCGCCCATCCGCGCTGCATTCTGCCAGAAATGCTCCCGGTAATCGCCCGCCGCGGCCTCCTCCGCCAGCACCCGCCTCAGCGTCTCCAGCGGCGACAACCCTGTGATAGAACTCTCAGGATTGTATCCCCGCAGGTGCACGATGTCCCCCGGCGATACCTTAATCACCCCCCCGCCTACATTGACCTCATATTCAGTGGGCACCAGACTGCCGGTGATGGTCACGTAGATTGGCGGAATCCGCAACAGGCCCGCCGGCGCACCCTCCACCCGCACCTTCAACCAGAACGCATTGAAATAAATCCCCAGGTCCGAGACCAACGCCTCGATCAGCCTGTACCTGGTGACCTTATACTCATTCGGCAGCGGCCTGCCCAGCACCACCGCCAGCGGATGATCCGTCAATCGCACCCGGTCCGTATCCGAAACGCGCCGGAACACGTGCAACCCCAATTGCGCGATATTCCGCGCCAGGAAATCCACACACGTGCGGACGTTTGGCTGGAGGCGGTACATCGTGGCATAGTCGTAGGTGTACTGATCGTACATCAGCAGCGAGCCATAGGCCGTGAGTGGCCACCACCCTGACGGCATATCCACCAGCGTCGTCACACTCTGTACGACTGGCATCAGCCCACCACCTGAATAAAGTTCACGTTGTCAGCCGGGATCACCAGTTCCCCGACCATGGCCACCACCTCACCCTTCCCCCGCAGCATCTCAGCATTCCGCAGCACCAGGTAGCCCCACCGCTTCCGCCACAACACTCCCCGGAACGACTCATCCCGGGCCTTGGTATTCACAATCACCTGACGCAAAATCGGATAGCGGTTGAACAGCCTCATCACTTCCCCGCCCGAATCCTGGCGGCCTTGAGCTCCAACTCTGCCGCCTCAGCGAGCAACCGCGCCCGCTGGACCGGATCCGGAATCCGTTTTGCCCTTGCCCGCTTGCTGATCACCTTCCGCAGCAATTGCACTGCCCGGTTCAATCTCTGCTCTTCATCCATCACACCGCCTCCAACTCCTAGCCGGGAGGGTGATTCGTTGCCAGGTCCCAGTACCACCGGACCGTCTTTTTGGTCTCACTATCCACGCATTGCACCAGCACGCGATTGAACAGACAGCCTATGAGCGTGTTGAATAGGCCCAGCCAACTCAGACCTCGCAAATAACACCTTATGCATCTCATCACACTGCCTCCAGTCCCCGCGCCTCATACACCGACCGCTTCGGCGGCTCGTGCCGCAGCGCCCGATCCAGCGCCATCACCAGCGCCACCACGCCGTCTATTTTCTCGGTTGATTTCTCCTTGTCCGGCTTGATATTCCCCGCCGGGTCCGTCCGCACCACCAGGTTGTTGGCCATCCACGTCAGCACCGGATTGTTCCCGTGCTGCAGCTTGTGTTCCAGGATCAGCCGTTCCAATTCGCGCATGGGCGGATTCATACTCACGTACCCCTGGCCGAATTGTACCAGCCAGTCCTCCCCCCCGCGCTCCATAAGTTCCGTCTGGATTTTGGTCGCGCCCCACCGGTCGAACGCCAGTTCCTGGATGTCGTATGCCTGCGCATCCTCATCAATCTGATGCAGAATCCAGGCATAATCAATCACGTTCCCCGGCGTCGCCGTAATGTACCCCGCCCGTACCCATACGTCGTATGGCACCCGGTCCCGGTGGCTCCGCTCCACCATCGCCTCCTCCGGGATCCAGAACCGCATCAGCGCCTGATACCCCTCCCCCTCCCCCTGGGGAGGGAACACCAGCACGAACGCCGACACATCCACATTACTGGACAGGTCGAGGCCGCCGTAGCACGTCCGCCCCCGCAGCCCCTCCGCATCCACCGCCTGCCCACAAGCCTGCCAATGCTGCAACGAAATCCACTTCGTCTCTGCCTGCGTCCACATACTGAGCTCTAGCCGTTGGAATGCATTGAGCGCGCTGGGCATCTCCCTGGCCCTTGCCGCCTTGCGCCGCATATCGTCCCATTTCTTGCTGACGCCCAGGTTGGGATTGGCCTTGACCCATACCTGCTCATTCTCCCAATCATCGCCCTCATCGAGCGTGTAGATTATGCCGAACCATGAATCATCCTTAATGATCCCATCAAGGATTTTCTGCGAGTATTCATGCTGCTGCCAACACAGCGTCTCCCGATCGTAGCCCGCCGTCGTGATCGCAAACATCAGCGGCTGGCGCCGGCTGCCCGTGGCGGTTTCAATCGTGTCCCATACCTCACGGGTTTTGTGGGCGTGGACCTCATCCACCAGCGCCCCGTGCACGTTCAACCCGTCCATCGTATCCGCGTCCGCCCCGAGCGGCTCGAACTTACTGGCCGTATCCACGATATGAATATTGTCCCGGTACACCGTCACCGCGCGCCGTATCGGCGGAGATGACTTGGCCATCCTAGTGGCCTCCGAATGCGACAACCGCGCCTGGTCCCGCTTCGTCGCCACACTGTAGATCTCAGCGCCCGGCTCCCCATCCGCCAGCATCAGATACAGCCCGACCCCCGCCGCGATCGTCGTCTTCCCGTTCTTGCGCCCGCATTCCAGATACGACGTCCGAAAGCGGCGTGTCCCATCCGCCCGCTGCCACCCGAACAGCGACGCGATCACGAACTGCTGCCACGGCTCCAGGTGTAGAGGACGTCCGGCCCACTCGCCTTTGGAGTGCTTTAGCAACGAGAAAAACGCAATCGCCTGGCGCGCCGCCTGCTCATCGAAGCGCAGCCCGCGCTCCGCCCCGTGCTCCAGATCGTGGAGGTGCCGCTTGCAGGCCAGCCGCACCCACCGCCCGGCCATCTGCTTGCCGGCCAGCACATCCTCCACATATTGGCGCGCCGTGAAGTCAAGCGTCACCCTGCACCTCATGCACCTCGCTCATCTGGAACAGCATCTCCGCCAGGCTCGGCTCATCCGCCACCACAGCAGCCTTCAGCCGTGAACGTTCCGCCGGCGTCAGCCCGAACTCGCTCAGCATCTTCTTCATCTGGCCCCACGCTCTATTGGCCACGTGTAGCCACGGATTCTGATATAGCGACCCCGACTCCGCCACCAGCACCGGCCCCCCCGACTCCGCCACCGCGCGCTCCGCCTCGATCCACCGCCCTGCCGCCACACAGAACATCGCCAGCGCGTACCGATCCACCACCGTAAACAGTCCTGCGTTCAGCAGGAGATGGCCCAGGTCGCTCCACACGCTCGCCGCCTCCCGCCCCAGCCAAGTTGGTGGTCGGAGCATGCGCTCTGGAATCCTGAAGCGCGGCTCGGTTGCGTTCACACGGTCGGCCCGGACCGTGCCAGCCAGCTCTTTCAGCGCAATGGGTTTCGGTTTTCTACCGCGCACCCCCCCCCCTATCCAATTTTGACGAGGTTTGCGCTGGGT